CACATGGCTTCAGGCCGTGGGTACAAAACATATTTTGAATCGTGGCATCCGGCTACAATTAGCGAACAAGATGGTGTTGTTGACAACATCAAAACGCTGTTCATTGAACAGAGTATCGATAGCCGTATTGAAGCGGCATTACCACTGCTGGCCAAGATTCAGCAAAGAGGAAACGAAATGAAAGAAGCACAAATATTTGAAAACTGGATCGACAGTTTGAGCGAGGGCACATGGAATTTGCCAGAAACTCCCGAACAGTTGGACAAACTGCACACACTCATGGCCAGTGAATTAATTGTTGGACCTGATGCTACCAATGCAACAGAACAACTGCATGACTTGGTTGGCGACGATGAGTTGTTTGATCGATTACACGCTCTTGCAGATCAAGATCCCAGAGCCAATGCCTGGAACGATACCGAAGTCATGCAACGTTTGCAGGAATTGGGAATTGAAATGCCTGCTCCTGCTGTGCCACAACAGCCTCCTGCACCAGATGCCGCGGCAGCACCTGCTCCGGTAGCACCACAACAGCCTGTGGCAGAATCATGGCATGGTATCACAGATCCTGCATTACTTAAAGATTTAATTGGCGATGCACAAGTAATGGACTATGATGAGTTTTATAACGAACACAGTCGTTTGCTCGATGATCCAAAAGGATTCTGGAGCAATTATCACAATCAAGTAGATGAACAAACGGTAACATTTGAAGACATCAACAGCATACGCAACCTAGCAGGCTTGCCTGTGGCAGAAAGTCGCTTGATGGATAGCACAGGCGAAACGCTACAACACATCATGGGACGTTTCAAACACGAAGTCCGAAACTTTGAAGATGGTGGCGAAATGCACGATGACTTGTATCATGCCCTGTACGACTACTACAGTGACAACGGCGAAATGCCGTATGGTACACAAAAAGCTCGCGATGGCGACCCTTATGAATGGGTAGCAGATCGTTTTGCTCAAGAAATTGGATTAGATGAAAGCTGGAAACATAAATTAGCCGGTGCCGCATTAGCAGGTACTATGGCATTGGGTGCATTGGGATCAGGCGGAACACACAGTACAGCTCCTGCAGATGCTGGTGTTAGCGGAACTACTATTTCTAATCCCAGTGATAACAAAACCGATATCAAATATAGAACACCTACACCAAATCAAGGTGCGGCACTTGGCGAAAGCAGTTGCAACATGACCACAGAAGGTGAGTACTGCCCTGAACACGGCTTGGCCGAGTGCGGAATGGGCATGCCAACAGGTATCATGGGCGAAGAGTTAGACAAACCACCACATGATGATGCCATCAACTACAATGCCGCTATCACAGGTTCATATTATGAATCTAAGGAAGGCGATGCTGTTCTGGCAAGAATAAAATCATTAGCATTAATTAAGTAATATCTTTGAACGCAAGGCAAGTATTAGACACAGTCTGGGAAGTGGACAACTTCTTCTCAGACTTTCAAACCATAAAAGATTCATACAGGAGCAGTAAAACACCCTGGCACAGTGAGTATAACAATAGATTACTCACAGCATACAGCAACACTCCTGATCTTCAAACTCAATTGGGTAAAGTATTGCCCGCTGTACAACACATTGTGGGGCACTTATTAATCACACACATTGCGTATGCCAGTTTAGATTTGTCAGGCAGTCAAATCATGATGCATCGGTTGCATCCAGATATAAGATGTTTTGTACAAGTTTGTATGAGTGATACTGAGTGTGCTGACCTAGCAACACATTTTTGTATTGATGCTGAATTTAATGCTACTTACAAACAGGATTACGAAAACATTGAACATTTTCGTCCTGAGCAATTGGTCTCAGTCAGTTATAAACCAAACACCGCTTATGTCTTTCTTAACCAACCAAGAATATTCATGGGTACCAAACATGCCGTGCCTGCAAACATGGTGAGAGAAACTTTTAACTTACATTTTGGGTCGCCATTGAAAGCAAGCACTTAATCTGCCGCCGTCTGAATGTGGCATAGCAAAATGTATTTTTTGGTCTGTATTTAAATTAATATATCCAGTGTTGGGCGCAAAAGGAATAGTAACGTTTGGGGTAACATGCGAAAAAGTAGTGCCCGGCACATTAGCACCGTGTTCCCAAAGATACACTTGATATGTGACCAATAACAAATCAGCATCACAATGTACAGGACAATGAAAGTTTGGCAAATCTAACCATACTTTTGTCATCACGGGTTCAAGAGGTTGATTGACAATTTGTTCCATTGATTCGGTCATTTCTTTATGAATTTGTAATAACGGTTTATATGATTTGCTTTCTGGAGTCAGTTGTATACGATATTCTAAACAGTCTTGATGTCTGTGCCATGATTCATCATATGCTAGATGTAATTGACTCAACCAATCAAATGTCGACTGATCAAAACAGTTGGATACTGCCCAGAGATTAGGCGCTACGGGTCTAACCTCTGCATCGGATTTGTGAATTATATGATTAGTCATGCCAATATTTAACTGTAAGGCAAAAAAGTTTTAAATTTCTCTTGCATTGATAAATAAACTAGTATACAATACAACTTGTATGCACAGGCAACAACAATCTAAAATTTAGATAGGCATATAACATAGGCAACTTACTAAGGAGAAAAACTATGGCATCATTAGCAGAAATTAGAGCACGACTACAGGCATCAGAGAACAAAGGTGGGGCATCCACTTCAAGTTACGACAATGCAATTTTTCCGTTTTGGAATTTAGAGGATGGGCAATCCGCTACAGTACGATTCCTACCAGACGGTAACACAAAAAACACTTTCTTTTGGCAAGAACGAGCAATGATTCGTTTACCTTTCAACGGTATCAAAGGAGAGATGGATTCCAAACAAGTTATGATACGTGTACCTTGTGTGGAGATGTGGCAAGAAGCCTGTCCAATCCTGGCAGAAGTACGCACCTGGTTCAAGGACAAGAGTCTTGAGGACATGGGTCGTAAGTATTGGAAAAAGCGTGATTACATTTTCCAGGGCTTTGTGCGTGAGAATCAATTCTCAGAAGACAAGACACCAGAGAATCCAATTCGTAGATTTATTATTGGTCCACAAATTTTTACAACTATCAAAGGAGCCTTGATGGATCCTGAACTGGAAGAATTACCAACAGACTACTTGCGTGGTTTGGACTTCCGTATCACCAAAGGTAGTAAAGGCGGTTTTGCTGACTACAATGCCAGCAAGTGGGCTCGCAAAGAGTCAGCACTTACTGAAGTGGAACAGGCTGCAATTGAGCAATATGGTCTTGTGGACTTGAGCACATTGTTGCCCAAGAAGCCCACAGACGTTGAGCTCAAGGTCATCAAAGAAATGTTTGAAGCATCAGTAGACGGACAACCTTACGACACTGAGCGTTGGGGACAATACTTCCGTCCTGCTGGTGTAGCCGCACCCGGTGGTGCTAGTGCCGATGTACAAGAATCTGCACCAGCCAAGCCTGCACTCAAAGTGGCCGCACCAACACCTGTTGCTACAAGCGACTTTGATGACGAAGAAGCGCCAGCCGCTTCAGCACCAGTTGCGGCCGCTAAGCCAGCGCAAAAGGCTGAAGACATCCTGGCAATGATTCGCGCTCGTCAAAACAAGCAGTAATTTCTGTACCAACACAAGGGGGCAACCTCTTGTGTTCTCTATTAAAAAGGAAATAAAATGGCAAATCGTCCGTTCGATGTTAGCAAATTTAGACGCGAAATCACCAAATCAATCGACGGCCTTTCAATAGGCTTCAACGATCCAACAGACTGGATCTCCACAGGCAACTATGCCTTGAATTATTTGATCTCAGGCGACTTCAACCGCGGCATTCCACTAGGCAAGGTAACTGTGTTTGCCGGCGAATCTGGCGCAGGTAAAAGTTATATCTGCTCTGGAAACATTATTAAGAACGCACAAGATCAAGGTATCTATGTGGTATTGGTTGATAGTGAAAATGCTCTTGATGAAGACTGGCTCAAAGCACTTGGTGTAGACACAAGCGAAAGCAAATTACTCAAGTTAAGCATGAGCATGATCGACGATGTAGCAAAAACTATATCAACTTTCATGAGTGACTATAAAGCATTACCAGATGGCGAACGCCCTAAGGTTATGTTTGTGATTGATTCGTTGGGTATGTTATTGACACCCACAGACGTTAATCAGTTTGATGCAGGTGAAATGAAAGGTGACTTGGGTCGCAAGCCCAAAGCACTCACAGCACTTGTTCGTAACTGTGTAAACATGTTTGGTAGTTACAATGTGGGTCTGGTTTGTACCAATCACACATACGCAAGCCAGGACATGTTTGATCCAGATGACAAGATCTCGGGTGGACAAGGATTTATCTATGCGTCAAGTATTGTGGTTGCTATGAAAAAACTCAAGCTCAAAGAAGACGAAGATGGCAACAAGATAACCGATGTCATGGGTATTCGTGCCGCATGCAAGGTAATGAAAACTCGCTATGCTAAACCTTTTGAAGGCGTGCAGGTTAAGATTCCTTATGAAACCGGAATGAGCAGGTATAGTGGCCTTACTGACCTGGCAGAGAAAAAAAGCATACTAAAGAAAGAAGGCAACAGTCTAGTGTTTACTACAGGCAATGGCGAAATTATTAAGAAGTTCCGTAAGGGATGGGAGCGAAACGACGACGGATGTCTTGACCGGGTTATGGCTGAATGGGCGGAAACGACTGGGCTGGTACCCGAAGAAGACTCGGAGTAAAATTATAAGGATACATAGCAGTTGCATAAATAAAGTAAAGAGGAACTGCTATGTATTACGTTTATGCACTAATCGACATTAGAACTAATTTGCCATTTTATATCGGAAAAGGTAAAACTGCTAATAAACGACACAAAGATCATTTTGTTGAAACAACAGGTAAAAATGAGAATTGTCATAAAGTATTTAAAATAAATTATCTACGGAACAACGGATTTGATATTCCTGTTAATATATTAGTTGATAATATATCTGACGAGAATGTGGCATATGATCTTGAAGTGGATTTCATTAAACAATATGGCCGTGCAAACATTGACGAAAACGGGATCCTGACAAATGTATTATTGGATAGCAGACGCCCTCCTAGTGCAAAAGGAAAAACTCAAACAGCAGATCATAAGAGTAAACGATTAGCAAGTAGGAAAAAAACGGTAGCAGAAAGGGGGTTACCGCCAAGGAGTGCAGAGTCAAGAAAAAAAGCATCCGAAAATAGCCTAGGCGAAAAAAATCACTTTTACGGTAAAACACATTCTGCAGAATTTAGTGCAAGGCAATCCGCAATGATGCAAGGAAATCAATATAATTCGCATAATTATAAATTTACATCTCCGGCAGGAACTAACTACTTAGTAGTTGGGTTTGCAAAATTCTGCAGAGAACATAATTTAACAATATCAACTATGGAAAAAGGTATGTATCAAAATAAATGGGCAAAAACTGGCAAATGTGCCGGATGGGGTGTACGTAAAATCAATGCAGAAGGAGCAACCGAATGAGCGAAGTAGTAGCAAGCGAGATTTGGGGCGAACTAAAACGTTTTGTAAACACAGTGGATCGCGCAGAAGCTGCCGAAACTGTGGTGCAGATCTTGATGGACAATGATTCGGATGTTGAAGACATACGTACAGCCTTCAAAGGCGATACAGATATCAAACGTGCGCTGACTGCATATCTCGACAACGACAAAGATTACGCCGAGGATGAAGAAGAGGAAGAACTTGAGGAAGAAGACGAAAACCAAGACTGGGAGAATTAATGTGGTATAGTCGTGTAGTTGCCAGCTTAAATTCTATTCCTGACTTTATCAGTCACTACGAGCGTGAGCTCGAAGATGCTAAAAAGGATTGTAGAATCTACGGGGTAGTCGAAAAGAACATTACTGCTCTGCCAGGTATTACTGAACAACGTTTTAACCAACTTCAAGAAATTGAAGCAGTACTAAACTATCTCAATATCCAACTGCGTAAAATCCGCAGAAAGCACTTTCAAAAGTATCTAGAAGGATATGCTCGTGCGCTTACAAGCCGTGATGCTGAAAAGTACGTGGACGGAGAGGACGAAGTAATTGATTATGAGACTCTTATCAACGAAGTAGCATACTTACGCAATCGCTGGTTGGGAATTCTCAAAGGTCTAGATACCAAACAGTGGCAAATGGGCCACGTTGTGCGCCTCCGCACTGCCGGAATGGAAGATATACAAGTATGAAATTAATTCTTGGGCCGTGTGCCATTGAAAGTTGGGATCATGCCAAACTTATGGTAAATTTAATATTAGAATCCATCCATGATCTTGATGTAGATTTTTATTATAAAAGCAGTTTTGATAAAGCCAATAGATCTAGCCTAGACAGCGGTCGAGGCGTGGGATTAGAGCAAGGTGCCGACATTTTACAACGTGTTCGGCAAGATTTTAAAGTTAAAACTCTGACAGATGTTCACGAAACATGGCAGTGCGAACGTCTTAAAAGAGCAGTAGATGTATTGCAGATCCCTGCTTTTCTTTGTAGACAAACCGATCTTTTATTGGCCGCTGGTAAAGCAACACACAGTGTTAATATAAAAAAAGGACAGTTTCTTGCTCCCTGGGATATGAAAAATGTAATAGACAAATTACCAGCCAATGATGTCTGGATCACAGAGAGAGGGTCTAGTTTTGGCTATAATACTTTGGTAGTAGATTATCGTGGCCTGGTAAGCATGGCTGAGTGGGGCCGTCCGGTTATTTTTGATGCTACACATAGTGTTCAACAACCGGGTGGGCTGGGGAAATCTTCGGGTGGACAAAGACAATTTGTAGAACCGTTGGCACGAGCAGCCGTTGCAGTGGGAGTGGATGGATTATTCATCGAAACACACGACTGTCCTGACCGTGCTCTCAGCGATGGCCCAAATCAAATTCCTGTTGCAGAATTAAGAAAACTATTGCAGAATATTTTAAATTTTGCAAAATGAAAAAAGCATGAGTTATTTGTTTAGGCTCAGATCTGCAGGCATGGAAGACATCCAGGTGTAAATACCTGCATGAAAATTATACTTGTAACTGGGGGATTTGACCCCATCCATTCTGGACATTTGGCTTATTTTAGAGCCGCCAAACAACTTGGTGATCAATTAGTAATAGGCCTCAACAGCGATGCGTGGCTAACACGCAAAAAAGGTAGACCGTTTATGCCCATGGCAGAGCGTTTTGCCTTGGTCACAAGTTTAAACATGGTAGATGACGTTATCACATTCAATGATGATGACGGTAGCAGTTGTGATGCTATTCGTGCCATGAAATTAAAATATCCCAATTCAGACATTGTGTTTGCCAACGGTGGTGATCGCACTCGAGATAACATTCCTGAAATGATATTCGACGATGTAGAGTTTGTGTTTGGTGTTGGTGGTGAAAACAAAATGAATTCCAGTTCATGGATACTGGAAGAGTGGAACAAACCACGCACACCGCGAGCCTGGGGTAACTATCGTGTGTTGCACGAAGTGGGGCCAAATACCAAATTAAAAGAACTCACAGTAAATCCCAAAACATGTCTAAGCATGCAACGGCATGACCAACGTGCAGAGTTTTGGTTTGTGGCCGAAGGAGAAGCCGCGGTATACACCTTGGATAGTTCCAGCGATCACGACCTAGTAGGCAACTACGGTGTACATGAACACATCTGGATCGGTACAGATTCTTGGCACATGTTGTGCAACGAAACTGACAAACCGTTAAAATTAATAGAAATACAATATGGTGCAAACTGTGTGGAAGAGGATATTGAAAGGAAGCCCGCATGAAGGCAGGAAAAATTTGGGGACAAACAGAATTACTCGAAGCCAATGGTGTGCTAGAGTTTCACAGGATCAAAACAGTGGCTGGAGGAGTATGTTCCAAACACAAACACAAATTCAAGTGGAATGGATTCTATGTTGAGTCGGGTAAATTAATTATTCGTGTGTGGAAAAAAGGATACGACTTGGTAGATGAAACTGTGTTGACTGCTGGGCAATACACCAAGGTGGCACCTGGTGAATATCATCAATTTGAAGCAGTAGAAGACACTGTGGCATTTGAACTGTACTGGGCTGAGTTTGATCACAGTGATATCGAAAGAGAAACTGTGGGCAAATTAAAATTATGACATACAAAGTCTTTATTGGTTGGGATCCTCGAGAAGCAGAAGTTGCTGAAGTATGCAAGCATAGCATTTTAAAACACGCATCTGGTCCGGTTCACGTTGCATTTTTAAAACAAAGTGAACTACGTGAGCAAGGAATTTACACAAGAGAAATAGACCAAGAAAGTGCCACTGAATTTACGTTCACAAGATTTTTAGTGCCACATTTGTGCAAATATCAAGGATATGCATTGTTTGTTGACTGTGACTTTTTGTTTGAACATGATGTGGTGGAATTATTTAAAGATTTTAATTCATATGAAAGTGTGAAGGTAGTACAACACGACAACTATGCCCCTACTAACACAATCAAGATGGACGGAAAAGTACAACATCAGTACCCAAGAAAAAATTGGTCTAGCCTAATGTTGTTTAATTGCTCGCACCCCGAAACACAAACACTCACAGCCGATGTGGTAAACTCACAAACTCCACAGTTTTTGCATAGGTTTGAGTGGACCAATACACTTGGTAGAATTGATCACTCGTGGAATTGGTTGGTAAACTGGTATCACGAACCCGATGATGGCAAGCCCAAAGCCATACACTATACCGAAGGTGGTCCTTGGTTCCCTGACCATGTGAAAACCGAATACGGAGCACAGTGGGTATCTGCTTATAGAGATTGGAAGGACATATTAAACAAACCTACACCAGTTCCTCTGCATGTGCTTGACCAAGTTCCTTCAGAAATAAAATCTTTATTCCAAGACATATTAAAATATCGTGTTGACCCCAAAGGAAAACTTTATGAAGTTACATTAACTACATTGGTCAAACAATTAAAAACATTAGATAATTCTGCTGTTGTGGCAATAGGCCCAGGCACATCAGAAACAAAATTTGAAAGGAAAGGTCATATGTTTGATCCGTATTTACAGAGTTTCACATTGGGAGCAGGCGGATGTGTATCAAATTGGGAAAAACACGGTACTAGTATGATCCCAGCAGTATTCAGAGGTGTAACAAAACGCAAAGAAATGTCAATCTGTCAGTCCAACGGCCGAGATTTTTATTATATTGATACTGGATATTTTGGTAACGG